CCAATATTCAAGACCATTGTTGGATAGAATGTAACTCTTTAATCACCCATCACGTTAATCTTGGAAGAGGTTCGGTGATCCATGCAGGAACTTTAATTGCAGGTAGAACTACAATAGGAGAATTTTGCACTTTTAACTTTAAATCATCGATGATTAATAATGTAACTATGACTGATAATGTTACAGTTGGTGCTTTTAGTAATGTCACTAAAAATATTACTAAACCAGGTCGATATGTCGGGTCTATTGCTAGATATATCGGTGAATAATTAAAACTCATATATAATTTTTGAAAGTGATCTAGTAAAATATATGGAACTCAAGTTGGATTACCAAGAAAAAGATCTATTAATCGAGTGTCTTCAACATCGTTTATATACAGATAAAGTTTTGGTTATTAACGATTCTCTCAGAAATGAGATTGAAGATTTACTTGAAAAAGTCGAAGAAGAATGCATTTAATTTTCTTCTAAATAAACCAGAAACCATTGCATGAATTGACTTGTGGTGGTAGAATGAACACGTCGCTATTCTAATTTTATGTCTAAAGGATTTACAATTAAAGCTAACGCACCCACCCCAAAAAAGAAAGAAGGAGATTTCGATCTAGCCGCTGCAAAAGAGATGATTCGCGGTAAGAGTATCGTATTCATGCTTCCCGGTCGTGGGTGTTCTTATATTTTTCTAAAGAATTTTGTCCAACTTTGTTTTGATCTTGTTCAGAATGGTGCAGCCATTCAAATTTCACAAGATTATTCCTCCATGGTTAACTTTGCACGTTGTAAAGTTCTTGGTGCAAACGTTCTCCGTGGGCCCAAACAGATTCCCTGGGATGGTAAACTGAAATATGACTATCAACTCTGGATTGACAACGATATTGTCTTCAGCACTGAAGGATTCTATCGTCTAGTTGCAATGGATAAGGACATTGCATGTGGTTGGTACATGACTGAAGATGGTCATACCACCTCTGTTGCACACTGGCTTGAAGAAGATGACTTCAAGAACAACGGTGGTGTCATGAATCATGAAACTGGTGAAACGATGAGTAAGCGTCGTAAACCATTCACTGTTGACTACACTGGTTTTGGTTGGACTCTGATCAAACATGGTGTCTTCGAGTCTCTGGAGTACCCCTGGTTCGCTCCTAAGATGCAAGTCTTTGATTCTGGTGAAGTTCAAGATATGTGTGGTGAAGACGTATCTTTCTGTCTTGATGCCAAGGCTGCGGGTTATGAGATCTGGTGTGACCCCCAAATTCGTGTTGGACACGAGAAGACTCGTATCATCTGATATAGGTCTTAAAACCCCGACAAATGGACTTTCGGCGCGCTTTAGTTATTGACTAAAGCGCAAAATAAAAAAACAATCTTGAGGTACTAAAAAATGGCAGTAAAAGCAAAAGGTGGACTTAGTAAAAAGGCTCATGTTCCCGGCCCTCCTAAGAAAACCCGTCAGGGTAATGGAAAAGGAACTAAGTATGCTGCAACGAGTCGCAACAAGGCTCGTAAAGCATATCGTGGTCAAGGCAAAGGTTGATTTATAAATAATTTTAAATTATTAATTTAAAAAGATGTCAGAAACAACCCCAAAAGTAGGACCATCAGCAGCAGATGCACCAGCATCTGCTCCAGAAAGTGCAAAAGTTTTTGGTTATGATGTATCTGCAAATGCAAGAAAAGTAGTTCCTGCAAAACCAAATCCTGCTTCTCCTTTAGCAGCAGGTTGATAATTCCATAAGTTAAAAAAATGGACTTTAATAGTAAACCAGACACTCATAAAAAAGGTAGCGACGGAGTTTCAGAAAAATATCTGTATGATGTTGAGAAACAATTATACAGTATTGCTATGAACTATATGCCACATCTAAAACAAGCTTCTATCGATGATAAAATTAAAGAACTAACTGAAGAAAACTAATTTCAATATGTATTTTTTGGACTCGAAGGAAGAATGGAGTAATATACATCCAGAAGATCTTTGGGTCTATAACAAACTTATTTTAAATACACGTCTAAGACACCTCTGTGGACCTACAGGGGTGTCTGTTTCATGTTCGGGTAATTATATAGTTCGACCTAGTATTAACTTACTGGGTATGGGACGTTTTGCCAGAATAGAATGGATAGAAAACAGTACAGATCATTTTCATCCTGCAGAATTTTGGTGTGAAATTTTTAAAGGAAGACATTTTAGTGTTGATTATCAAAATAAAATTCCAAAATTAACTGTTTTAGGTGAACGTGATGGGGATGATGATTTGTATAAGTGGAAAAAATGGAGTAAGGTTGACAATTTTATAGAATTTCCAGCAATATTAAATAGATTAGTTGGTAACTATGAATGGATAAATTGCGAATTTATTGAAAATAGACTCATAGAAGTTCATTTTAGACAAAATCCAGACTTTAGATATAATAACAGTGTAGCAATACCAGTTTGGAGGGGAGACCGGCCTCAAAAAATAGAAAATTTAACTTTTGTTGAGGATGCAGATTACTTGAGAAGAGGGTTTTTTATTGATTAACGGGATAGCAACCCCGTAAAAAGTTCTGATCTAACAAATCAGGAGCTAAAAATGTCAAATCATCCAATTCCAGACCAAGGAAAGGACTTTATTAATTCGGGAATGACTCTAATTACTGATCCCAGATCAGACAAGTATATGAATATGCTTCGTGAAGTTGCATATGACCACATCAATGACATTAAAAGACAAACAAAACTTCATGAAAAAATCAGAAATGATGATGATTATGATGATTGGGAATATGGTACTGAACCAGTCTATGGAAAAAAGTGGTAAAAATGTCTTATACATATAATAAATACCCTTAGTTTGAGTAATGACTAGGATTTCTCGCAAATTTAAAGATATTAGTCTCTCTTTTGTGAGAAATCCTGTAACTAATGATATTCTTGCAATTAATGATGCTGATGCAATTAAAAAATCAGTTATAAATTTGGTAAGAACTAAGACTGGTGAAAGATTTTTTAATCAACAACTCGGATCTAAAGTTGAAGATTCGATGTTTGAAATACAAACTCCAGAGATAGCTTACTCTTTGGAGTTGGATATTAGGACTCTTCTTAAAAACTTTGAGAGGAGAGTAAAAGTTTCATCAGTTTTAGTAACTTATCCTGATGAATCCAATGATCTTAACATAAAAATTTCATATGATATTATTGGTATTCCAGTTCCAACTCAAACTGTAGAGTTCCTACTACAACCAACCAGAATCTGATGTCATTCAATCAATTTACAAATTTAGATTTCAGTGATCTAAGGACTCAGATCAAGGACTATTTACGTGCAAATCAAAATTTTACAGATTTTGATTTTGAAGGGTCTAACTTTTCGGTTCTAATAGATTTACTAGCCTATAACAGTTATATAACTGCCTTCAACTCAAACATGGCGGTTAATGAAGTATTTTTGGAAAGTGCAACTTTGCGGGAGAATGTAGTTTCACTTTCTAGAAATATTGGATATTTACCAAGATCAAAAAGATCTTCTAGAGCAACAGTAAGTTTCACTGTTGATATGAGCGCAACTGATGCTAGAACAGTTAAATTATTAGCAGGTCAAGTTGCTCTTGGTGCAGTAGTAAATGGTAATTATATTTTTTCAATCCCAGAGGATATTACAACACCTGTTAATAGTGATGGAATAGCCATTTTCGATAATTTACCCATTTATGAAGGAATATTCCTTACCAGTACATTTATTGTAGATGAATCTCAACCAAATCAGAGATTTGTATTACCAAATAGTAATATTGACACAACTTCTATTAGAGTAAAAGTAACTGATGCTGTAACTGAGACTTATACTGCGTATGATACTCTGTTGGATGTTGGTAAAGAAACTAGATTATTCTTGATTCAAGAAGTTGAAGGAACAAAATATGAAATTAGATTTGGAGATAATATTATTGGTAAAAAACCAACTAATGGTAGTAGGATAGAAGTTAGTTATATTGTTACAAACGGATCTTTTGGAAATGGAGCTACAAACTTTACTTTTTCTGGAAGATTAAAGGATAACAATTTACTTGATATTACAACTGGAATTTCTCTACTATTAACTCAGTCAAAATCTGAAAGTGGTGATGAGATAGAATCTGTAGATTCTATTAAGTATTTTTCACCAAAAGTGTATGCCTCGCAGTATCGTGCTGTAACATCAAATGACTACAAAGCTTTAGTTCCATATATTTACCCAAATGTAGAGTCGGTAAATGCATACGGTGGTGACGAATTGGATCCCCCAGAATATGGAAAAGTTTTCATATCCATTAAACCCAGAAATGGTACATTTTTGTCTCAAATCACAAAACAGAATATTTTAAGTACAATTAGAAAATATTCTATTGCTGGAATTAGACCAGAGATCGTTGATTTGTCATATCTTTATATTGAATTGGATGTTTCCGCTTATTATAATGCAAATTTACTAAGTAATCCAGAAAAAGCAAAAACAAAAGTAACGAACACTTTAACTGAATATTCTAATTCAAAAGATGTAAATAGTTTTGGTGGTAGATTCAAATATAGTAAGATAGTTGGTCTCATCGATGATTGTGACAAGTCTATAACTTCAAACATAACTAAAGTTAAAATGAGAAGAGACTTGAATCCAGAAATCAACTCTTTTGCAACTTATGAACTTTGCTTTGGAAATCAAATACATACTAGAGATTCTGGATATTCGATAAAATCTACAGGATTTACTATTGATGGAG